ACTGATGATTACTACTATGGCGGTTTAGATTTTAAACCTGTGTACGGAAGAAACAGTGACGGTACTTTAGACACATCAAACGTACTTAGAAGCGCCTCCTTAAACGTATCAGGTACTATCTCAATGAATGTAGATGGGTCACCTGCTCAACTAGTAACCTCAACAGTAAGTTCTGGATCATTTACTGGGACAGTAGTCGATACACCTGTTTCAATAGTGGCAGTTAAAGACGATACAAGTAAAGGAACAACATCCTTTTACTTTAAATTAGAAAACCAGTATTATTGGATAGCACAAGTACCCAACCCTTAAAGAATAGATAATGGCAACCAACTTATACATAACTACAGGATCATTAGACTCCCCTAAAAATGTAATGTTTAGATTTCAAGGAAACGGAAGCGGAGGTGATGAAGCAATGAACTGGGTTAGAGTTTTACCTCATAACCAAGTACAATATACAGCAGTTGTAAAAAATGCAAATCCTGCTGCTCCTCCCGCCGCTAATGAAGCAAGAGTCTTACACATTACAGATATTCCTACTCAAAATACGTTTATAAAAGTAGACGTAAGGTTAACAGATATATACTACAATGGAAACCTAGTAGCAGACCGTTTAACTACAGGTAAGTCTGGATCTATAGAAATTATAAACCTCTTAATCGCCTCCGGGGCAATTTAATAAACAGAAACCAATGGCAAAATCAGTACAATTTCCAGTAGCACTTCCTAGAGACTTTGAAACCTTGATCAGGTATGAAGGAAGAGATATAAGACCTCTTCCCTCAGTAGGTTTTACAGATACTGTAGGAAACCCTGAAGTAGGTACCCAAACTCTAAGTTATGAGAACTGGATTGTAGGTAAAGACACCAGCTACAAATATACAGTCCCTGTAGGAAAGTGTCTTTGGGTGGAGACTATTACCTGGGGAGCAATGGATAATAATTCCGGACTATTTACATTTAATGTACTTCCATACAGTCAAGATGGAACTGACGTATGGGGACTAGGTTCAAGCACAGGAGATGCAGATCCAACAGCACTTTCTACTGTAGCTAATGAACTGTATACTCAATTTGGAAGTAATGGAAGTATACGAGTAAACAAATGGTTTAGAGAACACACAGTATTAGAAGCCATCTTTACTCCATACCAGACCGGGTATAAAAACTTTGCATTTAGTATACAAGGTGTTGAGTTTACAGGTAATGCCGGTTTAAACTTTGGAGCAAATAAATCTATGCTACTATGTGGTGCTTCAACCTCCTGGTACCTAATCGGTGATTGGAGAAATAATGTAGACAGCTATAAAAATGTTCCTTCAGGATCTACTGTAGGATCAGTAGAAGCAGTTACCTATATGCTCCCCGACCAGTCCAACTCAGCAGTAAGCGAACCTCCATTCTCAGGAGACGGCTTATGGGGAAACCAGCTGATTTACGATTTTATGGAGAATGGAAAAGACTGGAGATGGGTAAACAAGTCCTTTGGTGGTTCAAACTTTACTAAGAACTGGTATGGAGCTATTCAAAGCGGGTACCTGAATGGAGTGAAGACAGATCTGTTGATGGTGGAAGCTGGAGTGAATGATACAAACTTAGCACCCTGGACATCAACACTGAGAACTCAATTTAAGGATAGATTAGCCAAGTTTACAGAATGGAGGAATAGATGGAACCCTGATGCTCCCGTTGTATACATTTCACCTGCATTATTAGATACAGGATTTGGAGTTAATCTTGATACAGGATCAGGATACCTAACCTCACCTTCCCCTTCAGATATCGGATACTTTTTAGACCCTAGAACAGCGGTTGCAAGTACTGCACCATCAGGATCTAATTTTGACACAAGATGTACCTGGGATTCAGGCTCTAATGGAGAGTATGTATCAGGATCCACTACATACTACATGACCCGTATTGAGATTGCAAGACAGTTAGTAAAAGAAGTAGCTACATCAGCCTCTTATGGTGGTGGAACAGCTAATAATGTATACTATATTGATGGACTGCAGAGTGATTGGGAACACAACACAATCTGGAGACAGGAAACTCAGGATGGTTCAAGCAGTGTAGACTACACCCAACAACAAGGATTAAGATTTGCTAAATATTATAGATTAGAAGATATAGAAGCAGGACAATCTGGTTCAACCTCTCATCAGGCAAAAGCAGATGGGTACTTACCGGCTGGAAAAGCAATCGTAGGAGAGATTGAATATTTTGCAAGTGCTTCTGGAACCGGAGGAGAAGACAGTATGTCTCCGTATAATTATACTACCGGGGGAAGTACACTAACTGTCACATCGAAAGATACGGAAGACCTAATATTTAGAAACCCTGTTGAACAAAACTCAGGAGCTAGACTCCATAGATCTCCTATGGGAATGTATAACCATTACCAGAATATAAAAGATAAGCTTGTAGAGCTTGGATTATACGATACTTTTTAATATAGAATAGATGGCAATATACAAAATATTTCCTGAAAAGGACGCAAGTATTTACTCGGCCTACCCTAAAATGAATACAGGTAGAGATCAGATTTTAGAAATCTCTAACCTAAACAATGACGGGCTAGGAATAGATACCGGAGTAACTAGAACCCTGATTAAGTTCTCTGACTCAGAAATTAACAACGTACTAGATACAGTAGCCGGTAACCCTGCCTCTTATTCTGCTTCATTAAAACTATTCCTTGCAAAAGGAGAACAACTACAGACAGATTATACAGTAGAAAGTTATGTTGTGTCTGGAGCCTGGGATATGGGAAGAGGTATGTATGAGGACAATCCTCAATCCATCGACGGTGTTTCCTGGCTTTATAGAAGAGCGGGAGAAACTGCTGCCTGGCCAATATCAAGCTTTTCAACAGGAGTTACAGGATCTTTTCCAACAGCATCAATAGGCGGAGGAAACTGGTATACAAGCTCTGTAGTCAGCCAATCTTTTACATATAATGATAGCCCAGACCTTGACATTAATGTTACAGATCATATTACCGGGTTTAGAGCTAGCACATATGTTAATGAAGGACATATTGTAAAGCTAAGTGACAGTATTGAAAGTTCTACAACTTATCAAGAGCTTAGGTACTTCTCCATGGATACCCATACAATATACCCTCCTGTACTAGAAATTAAATGGAGAGACTATTCCTTTAACACAGGATCAAACCAGGCTTCAATTATTAATATTACTCCTGTTGTAATTACATTTGATAATAATCAATATGAGTATTCAAGAGATGCTGTTGAAAGATTTAGGCTGAATGTAAGACCCCAATATCCCCCTAGAGTCTTTACAACTTCTTCCGTCTATCTAACAAAATATTACCTACCTACAGCAAGCTACTATCAAGTAGTAGATGCAAAGACAAAAGAGGTAATAATAGACTTTGATAACGACTTTACTCAAATATCAGCAGACCAGACATCAAACTATTTTGACATATACATGAACGGCCTACAACCTGAGAGGTACTACACAGTTAACTTCAAGACAACAATTGACGGAAGCACAAAAGTAATTCAAGGTAATAGTACATTCAAAATAGCTAATCTATAGCACAACTTTGACAAATTTTAACCTATTTATTATAGTAGAAGAACAAATTTAAATCTCAACTAACATGGCAGAGACTTTAATCTCCCCAGGTGCACTTACAAGAGAGAATGACCTTTCTCAAGTAACCCAACAGCCGGTAACTGTTGGAGCAGCTATTATCGGACCTACAGTAAAAGGACCGGTAGAAGTTCCAACTCTTGTAACAACCTATAACGATTTTGTAAATAAATTTGGAACCACTGTTGTATCTGGATCGGACAAGTACTCGTTTATGACCTCCATCTCAGCTTACAACTACTTCCAAAATGGTGGAACTAGCTTACTAGTAACAAGAGTTGTAAACGGTACATATACATCAGCTACCTCGAGTGCAGTTAATGGTACAGGAGCTGTAAATGTATTAACTCTTGAAACTATTGCACAAGGTGCCGATCAAAATAGCGAAAGCACAGAAGGCACTAACGCATCCCTTCCATCAGGATCTCAAGACAACCTAAGATGGGAGATTGCCTCTCCAGACACTTCTTCAGGTACCTTCTCACTCCTAGTAAGAAGAGGAGACGACCTTTCAAATAATAAGGTGATTCTTGAGACTTGGAATAATGTATCTCTTGACCCAAAAGCAGATAACTTCATCTCTAGAGTTATCGGTGACCAGAAGGAAACCTATAGCTCAGGTAATAACCAGGTAGAGATTACAGGTGCTTATCCAAACAGATCAAGATACATTAGAGTAAGCTCAGTAACTACAACACCAGATTACTTTGACAACAATGGAGATGCTAAAGCATCTTATACAGGATCTATTCCTTCAGCTTCAACTGGAGCATTTGGGGGAGCTTCTGGTGCAATAGTAGCTGGTGCTAACTTCTACGATACAGTAACCACAGACAATATTCAAGGTCTTTCAGGAAGTGATTACACAAACATGATAAGTCTTCTAGCAAATAAAGATGATTATCAATATAACATCCTATCACTACCAGGACTTACTCTAGAGAATGCTAGTTCTCAAGTAACTACTGCAGCTACAAACTGTAGAGAAAGAGGAGATGCTATCCTTCTTATTGACCCAATTAATTATAATAACGCAACAGTTGCTAAAGCAGTAACTCAAGCTGCTGGAATTGACAACTCTTACGGAGCTGCATACTGGCCATGGGTACAGATTATCGATCCAGGTACAGGAAAGCAAGTATGGGTCCCAGCTGCTACCTTAGTAGCCGGAGTATATGCCTTTAACGATGCTACAACCGCTGCATGGTTTGCCCCTGCAGGAATTAACAGAGGAGGCTTATCTCTTGTAACTAGAGCACAGTTTAAACTCACTGCTGCTAATAGAGATACACTCTATACAGGTAATATTAATCCAGTTGCTACCTTCCCAAATACAGGAGTAGTAGTATATGGACAGAAGACACTTCAGAAGAAATCAACTGCCTTAGATAGAGTTAACGTTAGAAGACTTCTTATTGAACTTAAGTCCTTCATCGGACAAGTTGCCAATACTCTAGTATTTGAACAAAATACACAAGCAACTAGAAACAACTTCCTAGCACAGGTTAACCCCTATCTAGAGAGTGTACAGCAGAGACAAGGTCTTTATGCTTTTAAAGTTCAGATGGATGACACAAATAACACTGCAGATGTAATCGACAGAAATCAACTAGTAGGTCAGATCTTCTTACAGCCAACTAGAACAGCAGAATTTATTCTACTTGATTTTAACGTACTACCAACTGGAGCAACTTTTGAATAATAACTATAACTAGAAATAAAACATGGCATTACTCGATCCAAATGAAATCTTCTTCACTCAGTTTGAACCCAGACAGAAGAATAGATTTATCGCCTACATCGATGGTATTCCTGCCTACCTAATTAAAGGAATGGGCGCTGTTGAAGTCACTCAGGGTGTAGTGCAGCTAAACCATATGAACATTTACAGAAGGGTAAAGGGTAAGACAGTTTGGAACCCAGTATCTTTCACAATGTATGATCCCGTTACTCCCTCAGGGGCACAAGCGGTAATGGAGTGGGTAAGGTTACATCATGAATCAGTAACAGGTAGAGACGGGTACTCTGACTTTTATAAGAAAGATATTACCTTCAATGCAATCGGACCTGTTGGAGATATTGTTGGACAATGGATCTTAAAAGGAGCATTTATTACTAGTGCAAACTTCGGAGATTTCAACTACGATACTGCAGATACTGCTCAAGAAATTCAAATGACGGTAGATTACGATTACGCAATCCTAGACTTCTAAAATAGCTACATGTTCCATAACAGAAAAGTAACAAAGAGGCTCTTAATGGAAAGAGCCGGACTTGTCTCTGAAGAGACATTCTACTCTGATGAACATCGAGCCGCCGGTATCACACAGATACTCGGTTCGTTTATGAAGGATGATGAATATAAACATGTCCGCAAAGCTGCTCACCACCTGCCCATGAAAGTTGTAGTTAAAATCTATAAAAAATTAGGACTTTTTGATCTAGCCGGCACAATAGAATTAGAGGATAAGCTATCAGAAATGATGAAATCCGACTTTGTGGAACTACATCAGGAGATTAATGATGCAATAGCACAAGGAGCAATGGATGCCGATCCTAGATACTCCTCAATGTATGAAGCAGAGGAACCAAAGCTCAAAAATGAAAAAGAGTACTTAGAATACT